AGCTATAACAATGTATAAATTAATTAAAAATCCAATTACACAACAAACAAATGTAGTAAACAAAATTGAAGAAGGTAGAGTATTATCAATTCCTTTTAATCCTGATAACACAGATTACCAAGCCTACTTAAAGTATAAAGAAGAAGGTGGTAAGGTTTATGGTCCAGACGAGGAAGTGCCTAGTGGGCAAACCTCTAAGTGATTTAACTGGATTTCAGTTTGGTAGTTTAACCATACTGAAATTAGGAAGATCAAAAGGTAATGGTGCTTGGTGGATTTGCCAGTGTAAATGTGGCAAACAAAAAGAGATTAAAGCATCTGATATGGTGCAAGGTAAGATTAACTCTTGTGGATGTGAACATAAAGAACGAATAGCTAAGGCTAATATTACTCATGGTAAAACAAACACAAAGACTTATTCTATGTGGTTGGCTATGAGAAATAGATGTAATAGGGTAAATCAAGACTATTCTTCTCGTGGAATTACTTATGATAAAAGATGGGATAGTTTTGAAAACTTCTATCTTGATATGGGTGAAGCTCCAGAAGGAATGAGTTTAGATAGAATTGATGTTAATGGCAATTATGAGAAATCTAATTGTCGTTGGGCGACAAGAGAACAACAAGCTAATAATACAAGAGCTAATGTTTTTGTAGAATGGCAAGGTAAAACACAAACAATAGCACAATGGGCTAAGGAACTAAATATGAATTATGACAAACTAAGAAGTAGAATTGTTAGGTACAAATGGTCTTTAGATAGAGCCTTTGAAGAAGGCAATACACCTTTACCAGCGGATAAATAAAGATGACTAAGCCTGATATTCAAGACATAGAACATCGTATTAGTACTCATGAAGAGATCTGTGCATTACGTTATGAACAGATCAATGCTAGACTTAAACGATTAGAACAAATTATTCTAGGTGCTTTTGGCACTGTAATTCTTTTACTTATTAATAATTTAATTAAATAACATGGACCCAATAACAATACTATCTGCATTTGCCCCAGTTGCTGTTGATTTAGGTAAGTCCTTAATCAATAAGTTTATAGCCCCTGACCAATTCAAGCCAGCTACTATAGAACAATATGTTAAAATGAAACAGATTGATCTAGACTTTTTTAAAGTCATGAATGAAGCTGGTGGTGGTAATCCATCATACTTATGGGTAGAAGCTGTTATAAGACTCATGCGACCAGCTATAGGTATTTTAGTATTAGCTACATGGGCTACTATGCACCTAAATGGTACAGCAACTAATGAAGTAGATAACTTTGCTAGTGCAGTAGGTTTCTATCTCTTTGGTGAACGTTCCTTAATGCATATTAAGAAGAAATGAGTTTAACAAAACACTTTACTCTTAAAGAGTTAACAGCATCAGATATAGCAGCAAGGCATGGAATAGACAATACTCCAACTAGCCCTTTAATTTTAAAAAATTTAAAGACTTTAGCAGAAGGGTTAGAACATGTCAGAGAAGTATTGGGAAAACCTGTTATTGTTAATAGTGGCTATCGTTCTACTATGGTTAATACACTGGTTGGAAGTAAACCGACAAGTCAACACACGAAAGGACTGGCGGCAGATTTTATCTGTCCCGCTTTTGGAACACCTAAAGAGATTGTTAAAAAGATTGTATCTAGCGATATTGAATATGACCAAGTTATCTTGGAGTTTGATCGTTGGGTTCATATTAGCTTTTGTGAAGAAGGTTATAAACCTCGTAAGCAAGCGCTAATCATAGATGGTAAGGGTACTAGAAACTTTAACTAAGAAAGGTAAATAATTATGCCAATGGTCGGAATGAAAAAGTTTGCTTACACAGAAAAAGGTAAGAAACAAGCTAAAGAGTATGCTAAAAAAACTGGTAAGAAAATGACTGCTAAAGCTAAAAAAGGAAAAAAATAATGGCTATGATTAAAGAGTATGGTGGTATGGAAAAGTATAAATCTAAAAAAGCTATGAAGGCCCATGAGAAAAAAGAAGGTAAAAAAATGGAAGCCAAAGAAAAAGTAATGGCTAAGAAGAAAAAGAAAAAATGATACAAAAAGGTAAAGAGAAGTTTTCAGGTTATAACAAACCTAAACGCACTCCTTCTCATCCTACTAAGTCTCATGCTGTACTTGCTAAAGTAGGAGATAAGGAAAAGCTTATTCGCTTTGGTCAACAAGGTGTAAGTGGTGCAGGATCTAATCCTAAAACACCTAAAGAGAAAGCTAGACAGAAGTCATTTAAGGCTCGTCATGCAAGTAATATATCTAAGGGTAAAATGAGTGCAGCTTACTGGGCAGACAAAGTAAAATGGTAAAAAAACCTAAGAGTAAAGTTAATCAAGCAGGAAACTATACTAAACCTACTTTACGAAAAAGCTTATTTAATAAAATAAAAGCAGGAAGTAAAGGAGGAGATCCAGGTGAATGGTCTGCTCGTAAGGCTCAAATGTTAGCAAGAGAATATAAAAAAGCTGGTGGAGGCTACAAGTAATGGCTTTAGCTAAATCACAAAAGTCTTTAAAGGATTGGACTAAGCAGAAGTGGAGAACCTCTGATGGTACTCCATCTAAGGGTAAAAAAAGATACTTACCTGACGCTGCTTGGAAAGCTTTAAGTCCTAGTGAAAAAGCCTCTACTAATAAAGCAAAAGCACAAGGTAATAAAAAAGGTAAACAGTTCGTATCACAACCAAAGAATATAGCTAAAAAGACAGCTAGATATAGATAATGAAAGATAAATTAGATCAGATTAGAGAGTCAGCAGAAGCTGACTTATCTATCTTCATTAAATTGGTAGCACCACACTTGATGTTAGGTGCTGTACATGAAGAACTTATTAACTGGTGGACTCGTTCTGAGTCTAAGAATAACCAATTAGTATTACTTCCTCGTGGACACATGAAGAGTAAACTAGTTGCTTATAGAACTGCCTGGTGGATTACTAAATACCCAGAGACTACAATTCTATATGTATCTGCTACGGCAGACTTAGCTGAGAAACAACTATACGCTATTAAACAGATTATCGATAGTCCTATCTATCGTAGGTATTGGCCTGAGATGATCCATCCTGAAGAAGGTAAACGTGAGAAATGGGCAGTTTCTGAAATTGCTGTTGATCATCCACAAAGAAAACTAGAAGGGATTCGAGATGCAACTTGTAAAGCTGTTGGTCTTACATCTAATACCACAGGTTTTCATGCTGACGTTGTTGTTCTTGACGACATTGTTGTACCTGGGAACGCTTATACAGCTGATGGCCGTGAGAAAGTTGAGGCAGCTTATTCTCAACTTGCTTCCATTGAAAATCCTGGAGCGAGAGAATGGGTAGTAGGTACTAGATATCACCCTAAAGACATCTATGATACCATGGTAGCGATGAAAGAAACTATTTATGGTGAAGATGGTGACATAACTTCAGAAGAAGAAGTGTATGAGTTGTTCCAAAGAGTAGTTGAGACAGAAGGAGAGTTCCTCTGGCCTAAACAGACTCGTGCAGATGGTAAGAAGTTTGGATTTGATGATAAAGAATTAGCACGAATCAAAGCAAAATATATAGATGCAACACAATTTTATGCACAATACTACAATAATCCTAATAGTGAAGATGTTGCAAGAATTAGTTCTGAAAAGTTTCAGTATTTTGATAAGTCTATACTCCAAAATAAAGAAGGAGATTGGTACATTAGAGATAGGAAGCTTAATATTTATGCTGCTATTGACTTTGCTTTCTCTCTTCGTAAAAAAGCTGACTATACAGCCTTAGTTACTATTGGTGTAGACCATCAAGGTAACTACTATGTACTAGACATTGACAGATTTAAGACAGATCGAATAGTTGATTACTATGACCATATAGTAAAAGCTTGGGAAAAGTGGGGATTCAGAAAGATTAGAGCTGAGGTTACTGTAGCTCAACAAACCATCGTTAAAGAGTTGAAAGAAAGCTATCTTAAACCTAATGGTATACCTCTTTCAATTGATGAATTCAGACCTACAAGATCTCTAGGTGATAAATACGAGCGTGTAGCTGCAGTATTAGAACCTAAATATGATAACATGCAAATTTGGCATTACAAAGGTGGTAATTGTCAATCATTAGAAGAAGAGTTAGTGATGGCTCATCCTCCTCATGACGACATTAAGGACGCTTTAGCTAATGCGATATCTATTGCAATCATTCCGAAGAATAGAGTCGGAACATTCTCAATAGGTAAAAATATAGTTACTCACAGCCGCTTCGGTGGTGTTTCTTACTAAGGAAAAATTATGGCAGGATCAGTAGCACAACTAAGACAATTACTTAATAGAGAGACTCTAGCTAGAAAACTAGCAGGTCTTTATAATAATTGGTGGATTCAACGTGATGATAAAGAAGCAGAATGGAGAGAGCTCCGTAACTATCTATTTGCTACAGATACTACTAAAACTACTAACTCTAAACTACCTTGGAAGAATAAAACAACTCTTCCTAAACTCACACAGATTAGAGATAACCTACATGCTAACTACATGGATGCTTTATTCCCTAACGATGACTGGGTTAAGTGGGAAGGTTATAACTTAGAAGCTTCTACTCATAATAAACGTAGAGCTATCGAGTCATACATTAAGACTAAGTTAAGAGAGTCTGGTTTCAGAGAAACAGTATCTCAACTTCTATATGATTATATTGATTATGGTAACGTCTTTGCTGACGTAGTTTATGTAAATGAAACACACAAAGATCAATACACAAATGAAGAGATTACTACCTACCAAGGTCCTAAACTAGAAAGAATATCACCATTTGATATTGTATTTAACCCTACAGCTAAGACTTTTAAAGAGTCTCCTAAGTTTACTCGTTATGTTAAAACAGTAGGAGAGTTAAAGAAAGATATTAAATATCATCCAGATTTAAAATATGATGAGGCAGCTTTTGAGAAAGCTATTGCTGTTCGTAGAAATATCTCAGCATTTAAGATGGAAGATGTTAATAAGGCTGAAGGCTTTATTGTTGATGGCTTTGGTTCATTACAAGAGTACTACCAATCAGGTCTAGTAGAGATACTAGAGTTTGAAGGTGATATCTATGATGAAGTTCAAGGTGAACTCTTAGAACGTAGAATTATTACAATCATTGATAGATCTTATATTATTCGTAATATTGAGAATCCATCATGGTTAGGCCGTGATACTAAACATCACGTATCATGGAGAGAAAGACCAGATAACCTATATGGTATGGGTCCATTAGATAACTTAGTAGGTCTACAATATCGTATTGACCATCTAGAGAATCTTAAAGCTGACGCTATGGATCTTACTATTCATCCTCCTATTGTTATTAAGGGTGATGTAGAACCATTTGAATGGGGTCCAGAAGCTACTATTCACATCCCTGAAGATGGTGAAGTCAGTATGCTTCCTCCTAATGCTGCTGCCTTCCAAGTTAATAACGAGATTGCTTCTCTATTAGCTATCATGGAAGAAATGGCAGGAGCTCCTAAAGAAGCTATGGGTATTCGTAGTCCAGGTGAGAAAACAGCGTTTGAAGTACAACAATTACAGAATGCTGCTGGACGTATATTCCAACATAAGATTAACAAGTTTGAAATTGAGTTCCTTGAACCAATCTTAAATACTATGTTAGAGATGGCTAGACGTAACCTAGATATTACTGAACTTACTAGAGTTATGGATGATGACTTAGGTGTAACTGATTTCATCTCTATTACTAAAGAAGATATCACAGCTAAAGGTAAGCTACGTCCTATCGGTGCTAGACACTTTGCTGCTAGAGCACAACTCGTACAAAATATGATGGGAGTATTTAATAGTCCTATGGGTCAAGTTATTGCACCACATGTCTCTTCTAAGCGTCTTGCTAAGATGATTGAAGAATACATGGGCTTTGAGAAATATGAGTTTATTAAGGATAATGCTGCTATATTTGAACAAGCAGAAACTCAAAAACTTGTTAACCAAGTTCAACAAGAAATGCAGATTGAAGAAGCCACACCTATTGAAGAAGGAATGATGGAGCCTATTTCAGAGGAATCAGCACCTCCTGCAATGTAAATATTACTTGACTTTTAAGTAATTGTATGTTATAATTAGTGTATGGATTTAAAATCTGAAAAAGCTAAAAGCTTATCAAAACAAGAAGTTTTCGATTTACTTAAAGCGTATATCACTGACCAAGTTGAATTGTCTAGACGTAAATGTGTAGATGAAGAGAATTTCTCTCTTCCTTCTTGGGCTGAATATCAAGCTTATCAATTAGGCTTCCAAAAAGCATTTCTTAAACTTCAGTCTTTATTACCTGACAAAGGAGAAAAATAGTGTCTGAAGACAATAAAATTACTGAACCAAGTACCAACGAGGCTCAGAACCAAGATAACCAACAACCACAATTCCAGATTCCGACAGAAGCTGCTGATTTTGTAGGTGATGGTAAAAAGTACAATTCTGTAGAAGATGCGTTAAAATCAGTACCACATGCTCAAAAGCATATTCAAACTCTTGAGTCTGAACTTGCTGCTGCTCGTGAGGAACTAGCTAAACGTAGAACTACTGAAGAACTACTAGATGAAATTAAGTCTGGAATTCAACCACAGGCTACCCCTGCTGGAACTGAATTTGATCAAGATAAATTATTGCAATTAGTTGATCAAACTCTCGAAGTTAAAGAGAGACAGAAAGCAGCTAAATCTAATGCTGATACAGTAGCGTCTAAGTTTACTGAGAAGTATGGATCTAAAGCTGAAGAAGTCTATAACTCTGTAGCTAAAGAAAGTGGATTAACTGTCCAACAATTAAATAACTTGGCAGCTAGTTCTCCCAAGATTGTACTAAAACTTGCTGGTCTAGAAAGTACATCTGCTCCTGTAGCAGGTAAACCTACTAGTTCAGTTAACACAGAAGCACTAGGTCAAAAGGTTGACCCTAGCCAATTATCAGCTAGAGTTAAGCAGGGTGCTACTACTAAAGATTTAGTTAATGCCTGGAAGATCGCTGGCGAAAAAGCTAAATTAAATTTATCACAATAATAAGGAAAAAACATGTCACAATTAACTAGCAATACAACTGCCTTTATTGAGGCACAACAGTATTCACAGTTTATTCTTGATAACTTACATGATTTCTTACTACCTGAAGGTATGTGGAGAGATGTATCAGACTTTGGTTCTGGCACTACTTTAAACATCAAAACAGTTGGTACAGTATCAATTCAAGATGCAGCTGAAGATACACCATTAAACTTTAACCCTATCGACACAGGTACTATCACACTTGCTATCACTGACTACGTTGGTGACGCATGGAAAGTTAGTGATGACCTCCGTGAAGATGGTGCTCAAGTAGACTCATTAATGTCTATGCGTGCAATGGAATCAACACGTGCTCTTGGTGAAAACCATGAATCACGTTTCTTATCAGTAGCTAACGCTGCTCAAACTAACGCTAATGTTAACTTAGTTAACGGCCGTCCACATCGTTGGGTAGCTGGTGGTGCTTCAGCATCAACACGCGTTATGACATTATCTGACTTCATTGCTATGAAATTAGCATTTGATAAAGCTAATGTTCCTGCAGCAGGTCGTATCGCTATTGTTGATCCAATCGTTGAAGCAACATTAAATAGCATTCAAAACTTAGTTAACGTATCTAACAACCCAATGTTCGAAGGTATTGTTACAGAAGGTTTTGCTAAAGACCATAAATTTGTTAAAAACATCTTTGGTTTCGACATCTGGACTTCTAATCGTTTACCAGTTAAGACAGCTACAGAAGCATTAAACGCTTCTTCATATGGCTTAGCAAACGATACAGCGGAAATCGGTGACGTAGCTAACGTATTTATGTGCGTATCTGATGACTCAACAAAACCAATCATGCATGCTTGGAGACGTGCTCCTAAGACTGAAGGTTGGAGAGACAACGAAGAACGTGCTGATAAGTATCAAGTTACTTCTCGTTTCGGTTTTGGTGCCCAACGTGTTGACACACTTGGTGTTATTTTAACTAGCGGTTCTACATACTAAGGAGAATAACATGGGTTTTGAAATCGACGGTAAAAGAGGCGTAGCTAATTACTACGGTGTTCGTACTACAAACGGTAAGTTTGGTGGCCAACAATCAACTAAAGAAGGTGTTGTAAAATCTGCAATTTGGGATTTTGATTACAATGATCTTCCTAACTATGGTTCTGGTGCTCTTCACTTCCAACTTCCTGCTAATGCAACAATTGTTTCAGCAACATTATATGTTGATGTAGCGTTTACTTCTACATCTACAACAACTGACTTAGATGTTGGTTTGTATACTGCTGCTGGTGTAGCTATTGACGCTGACGGTTTAATTACTGCAGCCAATGCAACACAAACAGCAATTGGTACTGCTGGTAACGTAATTACTGGTAGCGGTGCTTTGGTTGGTAAAACAATTGGTTCATCAGCTGGTGAATTAGTTGTAGCTCCTACAGTTGCAGACTTACTCACAGGTGCTGGTCGCATCGTTGTTGAGTATGTTTATGACAAGAACTAGGTAGCAAACTGGGTATAGCCTCTACATAGGTAGGGGCTTTCCCTTTCTCTAAGGAATTCTAAATGACGATACAGCACAAATTAATTACAGATCCAGACATCCACGAACCAAAAGGGGTTGCAACAGCCTCTGCAGGTAAGGCTTATGTAGCCAATGGAACAGGATCAGGTTCTTGGGAATACCCATCAGGTAAAGTACACGGTGAAATCTATATAGATGCTGGCGTAACGTCACAAACTCTTTCAGGATCTTCTGCATATGCTAAACTCAATCCAACAGGTGAGTGGACAGCAGGAGTATCTAACATATTAACTTTAGGTGCAGGCACTGGTATTATTACATTAACTCAGGCTGGTACCTATATGATCAATTTCTGGTGTCAATTTAGTACTGCTGCTATTGCTTCAGGTACAGTCTATAACTTTAAGTATAACTTAGATGGTACAAATAGTAGTAGAACTTTAACTGTAGCTAAAACATCTAATGGCTCTGATAAACTACATATCTCAGCTACAGGTTTAGTAACAGCTACAGCTAATCAGGTATTATCTATGTATGTTGGTGGAGATGGTACATCTTCTTCAACAGCAATCACAGTTATTGAAGCAGGTTTATCTGCTGTTAAACTATAGGAGTACATCATGGCTAAGATGACACTACTTGAGATTGTACAAGACATTATGTCTGATATGGATTCAGACGAAGTTAACTCTATTAATGATAGCGTTGAATCTCTTCAAGTAGCTCAAATTGTTAAATCATCTTACTACAATATTGTAGATGGTAAAGACTATCCATGGTTATATGAATTATTTCAACTAGGTACTAGTGGTACTGTTTCTAGACCTACTCATATGAGATTACCTGAAACAATTATAGATCTTAAATGGATTAAATATAATTGTGCTAAATCTGGTGAAACTCGTAATAGATTTACAAAGATTGAATATAAAACTCCTGAAGAGTTCTTAGATATTACTGATCAAAGATTAAGTACAGATTCTAAGATTACAGTAGTAACCGATTCTACAGGTATTAAGATCAATGTTTATGATGATAGAGCTCCATCTTATTTTACATCTTTTGATGATGACTATTTAGTATTTGATGCTTATGACTCTGCTGTAGAGTCTAGTTTACAAAATAGTAAGACTCAATGCCATGGTAAACGTTCTGTAGTATTTACTCTATCAGATACATTTACTCCAGATCTACCAGTACAAATGTTTACTTATCTACTTAATGAGGCTAAGTCTGCTTCATTCTTAACTCTTAAACAATTACCTAATGCTAAGGCAGAACAAATCTCAGTAAGTCAAAAGCGTAAGATGAGTCAAGAAGCTTGGAAGATTAGTAATGGTATTAAATATCCTAACTATGGTCGTAAACCTAATTCAAGAGGACGTTACTAATGGTAATGCTAACTAGTAATACTCCAGCATTTATTAACTCTCAACAGTACTCGAAAGGAAAGAAAAATGGCAGAAAAGTGGATTCAAAAAGCAATCAAAAAACCAGGAGCGTTAAGAGAAGCTCTAGGAGTAAAAAAAGGTAAAACAATTCCAGCAGCTAAACTTGCAGCTGCAGCTAAGAAACCAGGTAAGATGGGTCAACGTGCTAGATTAGCTCAAACTCTTAAGAAAATGAAAAAGAAATAATGAAGACATACACAACTCCTAACGGAAAAGAAATACAGATCTATAGAGATAAAGTTTCTGCACAATACAAGATTCAGTTTGGTTCTGGTGGTGAATTACCAGAAGAGTTAACTGGTATCTTTACTAATGAAGTCTTTGCTGAAACAGCTATTAATAAGTATTTAGAAAAACAAGAAACTAAAAAAGTAAAACTCGAATCTAAGGAGTAGTAATGGCTGTAGGTAATGAGAAGATCTATAGATCATTTACCAAGGGATTAATTACTGAGGCTAGTCCTCTTACATACCCTGAGAATGCTTCTATAGATGAAGAAAACTTCGTCCTTAATCGTAATGGTTCTAGATCTAGACGTCTAGGATTAGACTACGAAGGAGGATATGCTCTCACGTCTACAGGTTTTACTGCTAGTTCTTTAGCTACAGGTAAGCAATCATTTCATAAATGGGATATGCCAGGTGGTGATACCACAGTAGCTATAGGTGTTGTTCGTATTCTAGATAAACTATGGTTCCTTGATCTACTTACAAGTGCTCCTAGTGATAATCTACTCAATGGTGGATCTTCAATAACTTTAGCAGGTCTTGGTGACGCTGATATTGAAACCTCTACAATTAACAATAAACTTATTATTGTTTCTGAAGATCTTACCTATCCTATATTACTTTCTTATAATTCAAGTACCGATACTGTAACTCAATCAACTATTACAGTTGAAGTTAGAGATATCTGGGGTGTAGACGATAATCTTTTAGTTAATCAAAGACCTACTACATTAACAGTTAAACATAAATATAATTTAAGAAATCAAGGTTGGTCTCCAACCGTTCAAACTACTACAGGTGCAGATGCTATTGATCGCACTTTTACTCAATTAGCTGTTTATCCTTCTAATGCTGATCAATGGGTAACTGGTAAGATAACTAATCCTAGTTCAGCTGATTTTGAAAAGTATGATGGTACAACTCTACAAAGAAACTCTACATCTAATTATCAAGTTGCTAAAGGCAGTTATATTATTGATGCTTTTAACCGAGGAGTTGAAAGAGAAGGTAATTCAGGTATAACAGGTTTACCTTTAGATAAAGAAACAGGTGCTTTCTCTACAGTAGCCTCTTATGCAGGTCGTATATTCTATTCAGGAGTTAATTCAGCTATTTCAGGAGGAGACTCAAGATCTCCTAACTATAGTGGTTATGTATTCTTTACTAGTATTATTACTGGAGATGATAAACTAGGTGTTTGTTATCAAGAAGCTGACCCTACAGACTCTAATATTAATGATTTAGTTACTACTGACGGTGGTACTATTCAGATTCCAGAAGCAACTCAAATTGTCAAGATTGTTTCTAGCCAAGCATCACTATTAGTTTTTGCAGATAATGGCGTATGGGAAGTTTATGGAGATACTGGTGGCTTTATTGCTACATCTTTCCAAACAAGTAAAGTATCAACCAATGGTGTTAAGAATCCTAAGTCTATTGTTAATGTTAATGGTAACTTTGTTTACTGGTCTAAAGCTGGTATTTATTTATTAACTCCAGATCCTTCTTCTGGTAGATTTACTGCTAAGTCTATTTCATTAACTACTATTCAATCTTTATTCTTAGATATTCCAACTGTAGGTAAAAACTATTGTAAAGGTTTCTTTGATGAAAAAGAAAATCGTGTTCGTTGGTTATATAATGATTCTGATAACTATGATACATCTAATTATATTAATAAGTATAATAAAGAGTTAATACTAGATCTTACTTTAGAAGCTTTCTATGTAAACTCATTCTCTAGTCTAGCATCTAACTCTCCATATATAGCAGACTATATTGAGATACCAGGTTACTCTGTAGGTAATCAAGATACTAACGTATTAGTAGCTACTGATGAAGTTATTATTACTGCTGGAGACGCTGTACTTATTACCGCAAGTGTTATTGCATCTAGAAGTTCACAGTTTAGTTTCTTAACTATAAGAGGTACTTCATTTACTGTATCTAAGTTTAGTAATAAAAAGTTTACTGATTGGGAAACAGCAGGGTCTGGTACAGGTGCAAACTACTTAAGTTACTTAATTACTGGTTATGAGTTATTTGGTGATGTTATGAGGAATAAACAAATTCCTTATATCTTCTTTTACTTTAATAGAACTGAAGATGGCTTTACTGATATAGGTTCATCTTTAGCTATTGATAATCCATCATCTTGTTTAGTACAAGCTCAATGGAACTGGGCAGACTCTGTTAATAGTGGTAAATGGGGTAATCAATTCCAAGCATATAGACTCTTACGTAATTATATACCTAGTGGCTCTGGAGATCCATTTGATTATGGTGATTCTGTTATTGTTACTAAGAATAAACTAAGAGGTTCTGGTAAAACAATCAGTCTTAAGATTCAGTCTGAGGCTGGTAAAGATATGCAAATACTTGGTTGGGGAGTCTCCGCAGTAGCTACAAGTAAACCGTAATGAGTTTAAAAGTAATATATAAAGAAGAAGATAATGGTTTTGTAGGTTTAAGTTATGAACCATTCTTACAAAAGACCATAATGCATTTAGAGTTTAAAAGATGGAACTTAACTGAATGTAGAAGATATAAAAAAGTTTGGAATGTTATTAAAAAAAGTTTAAAAGAATCAGGTTTTACAGAGGTACATAGTTTATGTGACTCTGAAAGAGCAGTAAAATTTAATAAATTTTGGGGATTTAAGGATACTGGGTTTATAGCTCAGGTAGAAGATGGTTATAGATATATTTTAAAATTGGAGTTATAATTATGAAACATAAGAATGTAAGGAAAGTAGGATATGGTGGTGCAGTAGCAGCAGTAACTACTGTTTTTAAAGCTGTATCTCCCATTATTTCTGCAGCTAGTGCAGTTATGGGTGTGGTTAGTTCTCAACAACAAAGAAAAGCTACAACTCAAGCTGCGGCAGCTACTGAACGTCAAAGTGATCTACAAAATAGATTGAATGATATCAACGCTCAAAGACAAAGAATAGCTCAAATGAGAGAGGCTCGTATTAGACGTGCTCAAATCACTACAGAAACTACAGGTGGTGGTTTAGGATTAACAGGTACTTCTTCATCAGTTGGTTCTATTGGTGCAGTATCTTCTCAAGAGGCTAGTAATATTGGTGCTATCAATACTCAAGCAGGTTTTGGTAAAGCTATTGGTACAGCTGGTACTGAAGCTTACACAGCTATGGGTGAAGCTAAAGGATGGCAAGATATTGGTCAATTATCTGGTAAGGTATTTGACTTATCTGGTGGCTTTGAATCAATGAAAAAAATTGGATCTATTTTTGGTTAAACTAGGATAAATTGATGGAATTCTCTGAAGATTTTGTACTACCTACCATAGAAGTAACTAATAAGCCTGTTCCTGAAACACAGGCTAGTGATGATGCTTTCTATGCTGCAGGATCTTATAGTAATGATCCGATTAATGACTATACAAGAATGTATGGTGAATTAACGCAGGAAGGGTACTCACAATCTTTAGAAGATGCTAAAAAGATGTGGATGAATGAACAGTCTTCTTCTAATAAAGAAGCTGTTCTAGGTCTCATTAATGATCCATCACTATCTAGAGAACAAAAAAGAAACATCTTATCTACATACTCTGTCACAGGATATATCTCTACTGATATCAAAGATAAGTATGTTCAAAGAGCCGCATCAGTTACAATGGGAGATACCCATTTAGATGATTCATCTCAAGATACTAATGTTAACCTATTGCCTACTAAAAAACTAGAGATTGCTTCTAGAAAAGAAGACTATAGTAAAGAAAGCTTTATTGACTCTGTAATCGAGAACTCCACAGCTATCTGGGAAGGTATTACTCCAGGCCTTATTATCAGAAAACCTGATGGCACTATTGATTTCAGAAAGACTCTTGCTCCATCTCAAATTGCTAAAGATGTAGGAGGAGAACTCTTAGGATTAGCTAACTTCTTTACTAGTATTCCTAACTTCTTAGAGTCTAGAGGCCATGCATTTACTAGTATCACTAAACAAGCTTTAAATAAAGAGAACATAGACTGGCAAGGTGCCTTAGCTAGAGGTGAAGAATGGGCTGAAACAAGTCCTATCGTCTCTTGGTCTGACTGGAGACTTGAAACTATAGTTAAGAAACTAGGTTTAGAGTCAGAGTTTGAAACTGTTAAGAAAGAGTTTGAAGGATCAGTAATCAATAACATTCAAGGTGGTATTGGAACTGTCGTTCAAAAACTAGATCAAGCTGGTGTAGACTCAGGTAAAACTAAACCAGGACAAGTCCAAGTTATTACTGATGCTGCTATGATCTTTGGTGGTCCTTTATTTAAAGGAGCTAAAGCTCTTGGAAAGAAACTTAAAACTCAATCTGAAACTATTGATGTTCGTCCTGATAGCCCTATTGATAACACAGTAGAAGCTAATCCAGGTGTTGCTGCTCCAATTATTAAAGCTGGTATTGAGGATTCATCAGGTCAAACAGCTACATCTATAGGTGCTGGTGAACCAGGTGTACTCATTCATAAGTACGTTTTACCTAAAACGAGTGAAAAATTCCCTGATGTTCGTAACAATCCTGACTTACATAGAGACATTATTGAATTAAATAAGAAGTTAGAAAACGTTCTAGAAACTACACGCTTTGATCCTAATATCATTAACGTAGAAGAAAGAATGGGTGATATTTCTGCGGTTAATAGAATCATTAACGAAAGAACTGCTCCTACTTACATGCAATCTAACTCAAGAGTTAACGTTGCAGATACTACATTTGAATTTAAAGCTGTCTTTGGTCGTGATAGTAACTACTTATTTAACTCTAGAGAGAGTG